GATTTATCTAATACAAAAGAATCATCTTTAGAATCTTCTTTCATTTCAACATCTATAATATCTTGTGTTACTTCTACAAGATCTTCAAGCGATTCAATACTTGGAAGCATAAAGGTTTTCTTTATAACATTATCATCTAATTGATGAAGGACTTCATCAGTAAATACTTTTTCTGTATATAATTCTGACAATGGAACTTCTCCACCTAAATGTTTACAAACAAGAGTTCTTGCTGTATCTTTAGGTTGTGCATATAATATTAATGATTGCGCATTTTTAACTTCTTTAACATCTTTACCTGTCATATCAGGTATTACAACAAACCTATGACACAATTTTTGTTCAGCGAGTGAAAGCTTTTCATATTCTTTTTCAGAAAGCATTTTTCCTCTAACTATTCCACAAGTTTCCCATGTTACAAATTTCTCTAAACCTACAAAAGGATTAGGTTTTTTATAAAATGGAATATGAATCTGAACTTTAATTGGACGAGCAAATCTTTGCTTATATGGGTGAATTGTAACAACGATACCTACTCTTGTTGCTTCAATACCGTGTTTTTTTATATGTTCTTCAGAATCTTTATCTTCTAATTTTGATTTTGTAAGTGTAAACATAATGGATGGCGAATACTTTCCACCGCCACCACCAGATATTTCATTACCTGGAATATATGAACCAATTTTAGCATAAACATGATTACAGATTATAAATGGAATACCATTCTTGGCAAAATCATTTCCAATAACTCTAAAGGTTTTTCTTATAGCCTGTTGTTTAGTCATATCTCTTTTGTCAGAACCTGTAACTGCATCATTCTTTTCTTTAGTTGATGAAAGACTTCCAAGTGAGTCAAGAACAACCATTACCTTTGGAGGAGTTTTTCCTTCTTTTTTGAAGTTAAACATCGTTTCATTCAAGTTAGCTGCTAAAGTAGTAAATTCTTCAACTGTTCCTATATTTTCTATACGAAATTTTGTTGTATCAATACCTAAACGTTTGGCAAAATCAACATCAATCGAACCCTCTGAATCATAATAAACTGGAAAATAATCCATTGCTTGTGCATTTCTTACAATACTACATGCGAGATATGTTTTACCAGTTCCTTCTTCTCCTGCAAACATTAATGATCTTCGATTTGGCATACCACCAAATAAAGATCCACTCATTGCAGCATTAACAATATATGATCCTGTAGGAATCCATTCATCAATTCTTGCATAAATACTATCTTCAATTATCGACCCGTCAGGTGATATTTTGCTTAACGCATCATTCAACTCACTAAAGGACGCTTTTTTAGGATCAGACGTCTTATCATTTACTTTCTTAGCCATAATTTATATAAGTTTGATTTTATATATTTTATATAAGCACCGGCAAAAAGTTTTAAGAATTGTATATATTATTGTAAGCCTAATTGTTTTAATTTTTGAGCAACATCACCCGGAGTATCTTCTTCACTAAAATTTAGTTGTAATGCGCTATAAGCACTTGCTAGTCTTTTTAAGTTATCAAGATTTATTTGAGAAGTTATTTGTTCACCTAAACTTTTTTTGTCTATACTAAATGTATAACCTTTTTTAACACTATCAACGGTTTTGGATAGCGCAGAATCTATAGTTTCAGCTACTCTTTTCTTTATAGCTTCAATTTCTTTGTTTACTCTTTCATCAAGTTTAGGACGTTTAGTCGCCGCATATTTTTTGATAAGTTCTTTTTGCTTTGGAGAAATAAATGGCTTATTGTTATAACTCTGATATCCTGAAGGAGCTAAAGGATCAACTATGTTTCTTAACTTTCCACGAGATTCTATTTTTTCACCTCTTACAGGATCTTTGGTAATTGTTTCAACTGTAACATTTGAGAAATCTTTATCAACAACCATTTTTTCAAGGATTTCCATTATTTCTGGCATTGTAAAGTCATCATTTTTATCTCTTGAACTTCTGCCAGAATAATATCCCGTCTGTCTAGAGTCATAACGTCCTCTACCTGGAGTTACTTCAAAAAATTGATATTTAGTTGTTTTATCATAGTGATGTACAAGCATGAAAAGGGGCATACCTTCTTTTCTTCCTATGACTGCAAGGACATTACTATCTTTGAACGCATTTCTTATAGTAGCTGCATCAAAGCTTGGTAATTCTTGAACATGACTGCTTTCACCCGCCATTTCTTTACCATAATAGTTACCAGGTTGCTTTCCGTATCTTTCGGTTAAATATTTTATCCAGTGTTTTGGTAATCCATGAAGAGGATTGACTGCTTCGAATAATAACATAACGTTAGTTTTATTTTATTTATCTAAATTTATAATCATAAATTATTATTAACATTTATATGATTAAAAAATAGACGTTTATATTATTTGCAGTAATCTTTTAAAAAAGTGAACGTGCATAAATTAAATTACCCGGAACTGGATTATATCCCATTGCTTCTAATATTCGATTGAATGGGTCAACAATAGTTTTTTCAAATTGTAAATCATAATTAACTTCTGGTGCAAATTCATAAGGATATAAACCTGGAAGAAATCCGAATACATTACTTTCATCTGTAGAATAATAAAACTTAAGTTTATCACCAGTTTTTATAATATTATATTTTGTTTTCCACTTACTATTAAAAAGTTTATTATTATAAATAGCAGCAGCACGAACATTAATAGGACATTTTTCTGCCAATTGTATAGTATTTTTATCTTCTAAACAATATTTTTCATAATCGCCAATCGCTTGTGTTTTCGCAATATCATCAGGATTTTGCATAATATATTCTTTTTTGTAATCTTTTAGTATTTTAACTATATCAGCATATAAAAGAGTTTTTCCTTTATTGCAAACTAATTTAATCATTTCTTTAAGAACTTTTCTTGCAAATTTAGGTGTTGAGCCTTGCATAATTTCTACACCAACAAATTTAATTTTTTCTTGTGGTTTAAAGATAATACCAGGCTCTTTCCATGCTAAATCAAGAATATATTTCTTTTTAGCAACCATGATAGCTGAATATGATATTTTTTCTAGTTCTAGATCTTGTATATTTTTTGTATTAAATTTTTTTGCGTATTCTTGAAATTTTTCTTTGAGATAAGAATTTAATCTTAATTCTTTTATCTTAACAATAAAATCAATAGGATTTCCAGTGTAATCACATGATTTTAATACTGGATCAAATGTAACATAACAACTATCTGTATCCATATAAATCGTTACTGTTTTTTCATTTACTTTATTTACATAAGTTAAGTCTAATTGCTCATGAAGTTTTTTATCTAAATGCCAGATATTCATGAAATAGTCATCTATAGTTTTACTTGCATATTTTGCTACATCTTGCCCCTGTAGAGTCACTGCTTCAGCTACATATATATTATACCCTACAAAGTAAGGTGATGCACAAGCACCATATATGCTGTTTATCCATATTTTTATAGACTGTTCTAAATTGAAGTACTCTTCTTTAAGAGATTTTAGACGACTTATTTCTTTTTCCAATTCCTCTAAAGAACACGTATTAGGATCAATAGTAGTTAGCTTAAGTTCCATTATTATTAATTTAAATTTATATGATCCAAATTAATAAAAGTTTTTAATCACATGTTGTCTTGAATATACTCTAGAAATTCATCTACATTAAAATCACCCTGCCACCCGTATTGAGGAGGATAATAATCTATTTTGTGTTCTTCTAACCAATTAGCTAAAAATAAAAAATCCAAGCCTTTTTGTGTAATACTAAAGTGTAAAGTAGGACTATCTGAATCGATACGAGTCAACTGATATTTTCTTTCAATAGCCTGAGTAAGCTCTTTAAACGCTTCACCCTCTTGACCAAATGCTACTGTTGTTGCTGCAGAATTTGATATAGCATTTTTTAGATCATCAAGATCGCCTTCATGTTCAATCAAATAAAACAATTCTGTTATTTCTTTGACACTTTTTGTTTTGCTAGTTCGTTGATTACATAAAGGTTTTAATACATTAAATACCTTTTTTGCTTCATCTTTATCAAAATTGTCTAGTATATCTCTAAAAGAATCAAAATCGACATAAGGTTCAAATAATTCCCAGCTTTCTCCAGACAATATAGTTTTAATAGATTTTTCATCTATTTCTCTATTATCTTTAAAAAATTCTGAAAAATCTTCCCAATCAGTTGCGCTGATAGTATATTTTCCATCTTTATATCCTTTAAGTTGTATATCTGCATATGGAAGATGTTTTAAATTAGGAAAGAATTTAATACCAATATCTCTCATGTTTATAATATCATCTTCGTTCCATTCACTAAGATCTTCATTATCTTGACTTAAAATATATTCTATCCAAACTTTTTTTGTTTCTTCATTTATATTATTCTCGCCAAGAATAAATACTGCGGGTGTTAAGTAACCTGATTTTACACTGTTATCTTCGTCATGTTCTTCAATGTATTCTTCTATTTGTTTAGCTACACCGATTTTCATATCACGTATAGGATCTGAATCTTCCGCAAATTTTTCATTTAACCTCGGATAAAATAACATACAAATACAGTTTATTTTATATATTAAAAATAAAAAAACTCAGATAATCTGAGTTTTTAAAATTTTTCAATTAAGAAATATTTATTAAGAAAAAGATATCTGTTTATTCATCTTGTGTAGTTTTAGAAGTAACACAAATTGTATCACTATCTTTAGATCTAAATACCAAACGATCTTCACCAAGTTCAACAACATAATTTTCGATATCTACATTTGAATATTGTTCTTTGAACACACTTAATGATGTATCTTTTAATTCTGAATCAGTTTTTTCTTCAACTAAATATTCAAATACTTTTCCAGAAACATATACTTTATTATCTTTGAACTTAAATTCAATTCTATTATGTTCATTATCTAATGCGCTTAATGAATTTATTTTTTCAAGATGAGATTTAGTTAATTCAAAAGATCCAATAATATCTATTTTTGCAATTGAATTTTTAAATAAATCATCTGATATGTATTTAAAAATATTAAGAGATGTACAATCTACATTCATTTTAAGATTTTTATTACTTAAATTAATTTTCTCTGCAGCATATTGTGTCACGTTATCACTAATAAGATCTTGATATTGTATTATTATATTAAATTCCATATCACTAAATTGATCAAAAATCTTAATCAATCGTAAGATATTATAGATGCCAACTTTAATTCTTTTTGGTTCTTTATCTAATTTTGTAGTTAAACCTGCGTCATCAAATTTTATTTCACTCATTTTGACAATACTTCTTTCATCATCATACGTTTTAGCAATAAATGTTGAAGTTTTTTCATCAATTTCTAGTAACAAAGAATTACCTATAGATGCAAATCTTTTAAGCCAATTTGTAAAAGGTTTTACATTTTTCGCTGAAAATTCAATCGTCTTTTTCGTTGTTGTCATAATTTTTTGTATATTTAATAATATTGTTCTATATTTTTTATAGAAATAAAATAATAAAGTTTTAAATCTTTCTTATTTTATGATAATTTTAACAAAAATTTATTCTTCTTCATCTATTTTTTCTTCAACTTTCTCATCATAAACATCTTGTCCGTCCCATACCGTTATGTCATTAATTATTTCGATATCATTTGTTTCAAACAAGTTAACTACATTTGTTTTGTGACCAACACCTCGGATCAATGTAGGATCTGTATATAATTCAAATGATTTTTTAGCTTCTTTCAACTCTTTTTCCTTATCTTTTAGTTCTGTTATAAGTCTTTTTATTTCTTCTTTTGTGAATGTTAATTCATCAACTGTAAATTTACGTGCAGTCATTCTTTCAAGCCTTTCACAAATTTCTTTATCATAATCTTTTAACCATACAGTAATTTCATCATTAGTTCTTTTCTTAGTCAATATAAAAGATATAAATAATTCTTTAGCATAATTAAATTTCAATTCAAAATCTAATTTATTTCTTTCATATTGAGTATTTTGTAACTTTAATCTAACTATTTGCCATTTATAATCTTCAAGATATTGCTCAACAGAATCATAAGTAAGAACTTGACCATCTTTTATGAATACCGGATTTTCTGTAACTATAATAGAAAATGTTTTATTTACATATTGAAAAATATCATCCCACTCTTCTTTATTTCGACCACTATAAATTATGTCAATATTTACTTTTGTATTAGAATTATTTACAATACGAATGTTACTTTCATATTTACTAATAAGATTATCTAATTTTTTAAGTATAGTTTCATACTTTAGAATTGGCGGGATTTCTCTTATTATTATTTTTCTATCTTCAGTCGTTATGGTAGAAGATATTAACCACGCTTTATCAACACTTTTATATTTTTCTATTGAACCATTAAATCCCTCAAAATATGGTTTAACACTTTTACGCTTTCCTTCTAAGAAATCTTGTATATCTTTTAATTTTCTTGGAAGTATAGTTGTATTATAACCTACAGCAATACCTGTAATTGGTATTAGTAGTCCTAAAGGAACATCAAGCCAAAAAGGATCATAGGGGCCATCTAATTCTCTTGTAGTAAGATAACTATATTTATTAAGGATACCATTAATTGTAGATGAAAGTTTAACTGAAGTATATCTGGCAGCAGCAGGTGAAGGACTTACTTCAGTTCCAAAGAATCCATAACCATCAAGAATTTGTAATGAATTTCCAAATGGACGAGCTAATCTATTTAAAGCTTTAATTAAACTACTGTCGCCATGATGATAATTATCTTGAATACACTTTCCTATTATTGTTAAAGACTTATTAAACGTAGTTGAAATATTCTTAAGTATATAACGCTGAACTGGTGTTAATGCATCATAAAAACTTGGTATACCTCGTGATTCAAGTACATATATAGCATAATCTCTATATTTACTATCTATAAATTTAGAAATAGGAAGTTTTATTATTTTTTCTTTTATTTTAGGCTTAGTTAAATCTCTTTTCATATTATTCTGCTTTTTTATATCTTACTTTATTTACTCGTTTCTCGTGTTGTTCCCAATCATTACCTGTCATTTCAAGAATTTCCTTCTCTATTTTATTAGCATAATCATGCGCTTGTTGATTCCTTTTTCCATGAATTCTTTGTTTATAATCTGGATGAGGATAACCGGGTATTCTCATTAAAGATGTTATCATCATTTCTATAAATTCATGAATTATTACACCATGACGATCCACATTATTTAGACTTCTATGGATTTTTATGAGATTAGTTTTCGTACTCCAGTCTCCGGCCCATCCCTTTTGAATTTTAGAAGTAAATCTAATTTGTAACTTAGTGAAGTCTGGAGAATATTTTTTAAGTATTCTAGCCATATCATTGTATTTTATCTAAAAATTTTTCGTCTACAAATCTTTTATTATTTGGAAGTTGATCAAATAAATTTCGTGCTAATTTTTTCCATCCATCTCCTCTACCTCTTAAACTTTCACAAGATTTTCTTACTTCTTCAAATGAGTCTTTTAATATATCTTGGTACTCTTGAATTATATTGCACTCACGGGTAATATAAATTTTGTTATTTCCATTTTCATCTTCTCGTATAAGCTCTTTTAAACGAGATATGTGAGTATCCATTGCTCGAATATCTGTTAAAAAAGAATCTATACGTGGGCATTGATAAGGTAATTCTTTTTCAAAACCAAACAGCTCTTCTGAATGATCTAAATTTAGATCATTTTTTAATCCATCTACTGTATATGTTATAGATTTTTTTGTTACAATTCTACTCATACTATATATGAATTAATGATACGAATATAATAAAAAAAATTGACAAATAAAAATTATTTGGACATTAAATCTTTACGAACTTTCATCAAAACTTTACCAAGAAGATTTTGTCCTCTCCAATTGGCTTCATCTAGTATTCTATCGTCATCCCATTTTATCATTACACCCCATATGGGATCAAATGGAGTACCTTCAACAAGAATTTTAGGATAAGTATCAATAAGCTTTTGTTTTAATTCAGGATATTGAGAGAATTTTAAGTAAATAGAATCATACATCATTTGTTCACGAACAGGAGCCCACTTTTCTTCACTATATTCTCTAACTTGTCTTCCATAATTTTTTGCATATTTAGGGTGAGTTCCTAATGTTACAATTCTTGCGGCGATAGGTTCATCTCCAAAAAACTTAGCTTTTTTATACATAAATAGTTGTTCAGATGTTGTAAATTCATGTTCGTCATACTTAATAGCGAGATCCATAGGAATCCAATTGGAAAGCCAGCTTCCCCAAAATGCTATCATATTTTCTGTTTCTCTCATAAATATATATTTTATAAATTATATAATTTTTTAATATACAAGTTTTATGGAAAATAAATTTAATTTTATTTATGTTACTACAAATTTAGTTAACGGAAAACAATATGTGGGTGATCATTCTTGTAATAATATAGAAAAAGATCATTATTTAGGAAGTGGCGTACTTATTCTAAAAGCTATTAAAAAATATAAAAGAGCGAATTTTAAAAGAGAGATACTTGTTTTTTTAAATACAAAAAAAGAAGCGTTTAATACTCAAGAAAAATATATAAATGAATATAATACATTACAACCAAATGGATATAATATAAGTTTAAAAGGAGGTCACCAAACATCTAATAGTGTATCTGATAAAACTCGAAAAAAAATGAGAAAACCTCATAAATTAAGTGAAAAGGGACGAGAAACATTAATAAATAAAAATAAAAATTTAAGTTTAGAAACACGAAGAAAATTAGGCTGGGCAAAAGACCAAAAAATATCACAAGAAACAAAACAAAAAATTAGTAGATCATTAAAAGGTATTTCTAAACCTATGACTGAAGAAACAAAGAGAAAATTATCTGTTGCTGCTAAAAATCGTAATCCT